CATCTTATGTGGAAGGCTTTTCCTAAAGATGCTGCTATGAAGTACGCATTTTGGAGTTTTATCTTTAAAAATAAAAGCCGAATTACCGCAAAAGTTTTTGAACTTTTAAGACTTGAAGTTAGAAAACTTCAAAAGAAAAGTGCCAAACAACGAGTGATAGATGGAACGCATAATTTTTTAGGTGGTGTTGCTGTCCGTGAACGAGTTGCTAATGGATCTCATAATTTTTTAAATGGAGAGTTTCGAGAGAAACTTAATGAGATCAATAGAAAAAGAGTGTCAGACGGAACACATAACCTTTTAGGTTCTGATCTTCAAAAACAGCGAGTAGCAGACGGAACACATCCTTTTACCAGTGATTTGGCAATACGAACCCAAAAGAAAAGAGTGTCAGACGGAACACATAACTTTTTAGGTTCAGAACATAACAAAAAACGACTTGCTAACCACACTCATCCTTCTCAAATCAAAAAGACTTGTCCTCATTGTGGAAAAACTTGTGCATCGACTACCTATGGACAATGGCATGGTAGTCGATGTAGATTTAAAGAATAATGTAACTTAAATGTTACAAATCAATCGTCAATCATATTTCGAAAAAGTTCAAGATCATCATCTTCATCATCAGACGACGGCTTATTGGTATTTTTAGCCGGCATAGGAATAGTATTAGAAGGCGAAGTTGTCTTTTCTGGAATTTCTTCATCATCTCCACCATTATCTGCTGAAGCAGTTTTACTTAATGAAGATGGTGAAATAAATGCATCAAATTTAGTTTTTAGTTCGCCATAACTCTTGAAGTTCTTAGGATCAATAACTTCTGACAGATTATATTGTGATTTCCAGACTTTTTCCATTGCTTCATCGGATTCAAGTAAAGGACCACGATCACCAAATTCACTCTTATCGTAGTTTTTAAATCCTTCAACATTTCTGATCTTTAACTTAAATGGTGCTCCTTCCCAAAGATCAAATGGATTGAAACTTTCCTCATCCTCAAATTCTGGATTAATGGCATTCATAAGTTTGTTAAAGATTTTGGTTCCATAACTAAACAAGAAAACTTTACCTTCATTTTCTGGATGCTTTGAATCAGATAGAACAATAATATTTGAAACATATTTTAACTGACGCTTACGCTTGCTAACAATTTTCTTATTATCTTCTATACCAGAATTCCAGAGCAAACTATTTGCTTCACAAACAGGACAAGGATTTCCTACTCCAAGCGATGTCGGGCAGTTGTCAATAAACCACTTACCATTTTGCTTAAAGCCGTGGCTATAGATTTTAACATAGGGAGAATCAGATCCTTCTGATTGTGGTAGGAAACGAATGATTGCGTAACCACTTCCAGACTTATCAACCTCTGGAGCCCAATAGCGATCGTCGGTATAAGATCCGGCGCTTATTCTCGTTCTCCATTTTTTCTGCTAGTTGCTTAAAGGTAGTCTTCGAAGTTTTTTTCATTGATGCAAAACTCATATTATTTCTCCTAAATGTGTGCTGGTGCGCTTGGCGCTAATGTTGCACTAAGTTGTTGGTATTTTTCTTTCATCTTTGCTAAATTACGTTCGTTCAAACGTAGAAGCATACTATACTTATATATTAAATTTTTCCTTAATTGTTGGAGTGGATTTATTGGAAACCACATTCTTGTAAAATTTGTAAAATTTTCCAATACTGCAAATGTTTCCAAACTTGTAGGTCTTAAAAACCTATTGACTATTATAGGGTCTTTTGTCCCAAATGTCAATAGCGAATTGTCAAAAGATATAGAGTTAGAAGTTAAATAAAATTCCAATTCTTCTAATTCACGTTCAAAGGTACTTTCAAGAGCCAAAAAGCGTTTCATTCTATAATTATGAAATTCACTGTGTTCATCATTAAAAATAGAACCAATCCAAAAGTCTTGCTCGTAAATAAATCCTGATACTATCTTGTCGATCCAATCTCTTCTATTTCCAGATGTAATAGTTTCAAGTTTTATAAAAAATGTGATATCTTTACGCTTTTGAAATGATGTTTCCTTAATACGGTTATATGGAATGAAAATAATCAGTATA